ACAGATTCAATGCCCATGTGAATCAACAAGGTATCCCTTCGTGGGATAGCTCTACTGAGTATCAAGCAAACTTGAGCTACAGTAAGGGTAGCAACGGTATTGTATATAAAGCCTTAACTACTAATTCCAACGTAAACCCTGTTGGTGATACGACAGGGGCTTGGCAACAAGCCTTTAGCCTGCCGGGTATGCAAAGATTCACCTCTGATGGAGTTTTTACAGTTCCTGCTGGTAAGACTACTATCTACATATCTGCTACAGCAGGTGGAGGTGGTGGTGGAGGGGCTGGTGGTAACTCTAACAGACTTGGCGGCGGCGGCGGCGGCGGAGCAGCTGGTGCATTTATCATAAGACAAGCTTACACAGTTGTTCCCGGACAATCCATCAATATAACAGTTGGTAGTGGCGGGGTTAGGGGAGTAGGTGCAGCCTTGGATGGCACTGCTGGCACTGCTGGTGGTAGCACACTCGTTGCCGGATTAGTATCTCTAGTTGGCGGTGCAGGCGGGAATGGGGCTATAGGGAGTACAGGTGCCGGTGGACTAGGAGCATCACCCGGTGGGCAGTCTGGTGGGGATGCTCAAGCACCGGGTATGGCTGGTGATGGTGGCAACGGTGGTAGTGGTCCGTATGGCACTGCTGGTGGTGGTCAACGCGCTGGTAAAGCAGCTGGTAAAGTTGCCGCTGCATCGTCTGCTGCCGGGTTTGGTACAGGTGGTGGTGGTGGTGGAGGTTCATATACTCCTTCTGGCACTGGTCTTGGTGGTGAAATCTACAATTGAGAAGGGATCAACACGAGCAAGTGAAAGTGTTGTACCATTAATTGTAGCTACAAGAGATGGGTGGCTGATATTAGCAACACTTAACAATCCTGCAACAATAGATAAACCTGTTGCGTCAACACCAGATGTATAAGAGATTGTATTAGTGGTTGTGTTGCTTTGATACGTGATGCTATAGAGTGTGTTATCTGCAACCACTAGAGGGGTGAAGCTTGCTCCACTTGCTGCTGTCGTAGTAAGAACCACAGGACCGATAAGTGTCCATTGACTTTGATTGACAGAACTACCTATGGTACGACCAAAAGGAATAGTTGCATTAGTGCTGCCTGTCAATAGGACTTGGGCTGTAGAGAATGTTTGTTCTTGCCGAATCAGTCCCCCGATAGCAACAAGATTGTCAAGAGCAATACCCATTGCTGTGTTTGGATCAAAAGCTGCATAGTCTTGCTGTGCAGCTTCCCAAAGATCAGATAGTGAGGGTGAAATTGTGTTGATCAGTCGCCCAATCAACGCACTGTCACTTGTATCGACCTGATCGCCCGGTTCAACCATGTCTTGGAACAACTCTACAGCTTTGGCACGTAAGTCTGAAACAACTTCATTTAGCCTCTTGATTGCAAAACCTTGCTCAGAAATACCCGCCATTTTATTTCCTTTTAATTAATTGGTACAATAGAAATGGGGCTTGTAATAGTCCCATCCACAACCCTTACACTGAATGTAAGGGAATAAATACGATTAGAGAATGTGGAACTAAAAGTTACAATCTCTTTTACTCCAGATTCAAGAAGAATCTGCTGTTGGAAGATAAGGTCTACACTTGCCTTAGAAGCTTGTTTTTGTCCGAGGAGTCTTTGAAAGTAAGGCACTCCGTAAGACATATCCCAGAAGTATTCATTTTGGAAAGTGAGGAGCCTTATCTTAAGTCTTTGTGCTACTGTCTGTGTGTAAGGCTGACTAGTCTCACTTTTACGCAGTGGTCCGTTAACCCACACAGCATCATTTGTCACTGTATCAATTAAAATATCCAAATGATGATTCCTTTAGTTACTAGGAGGAGGTGAAGTGCCATGTCTGTGAGTGGAAAAGATCACACCGTTGAACGATTGAATACCAACAGCAGTATAGTTTCCTGTCTGGGTCCAATTACCAATCTGCGTGATATTGCCCTGAAGGCTTATATTTCCTAGCCAGTTTGTCATCTGAGCATCAACATTCATCAATGGAGTATTTAGATTAATCTCTTGGTTAGCATTAACATTAGCAACAGAGCAATTAATAGTGACAGGTTGATTACTTGTGTTAATCTCAATACTACCGTCTGCTTTAATACGTACTTCAGCCTCGATAGCCCCAAGATTAGCAAACATCACAACATCAGCTGTGTTGTGTGTTAAAACATGCTTACTTGGGTTGTTTACAGCAGAACCGGGAGGTTGTATACCCGGATAGAACATCGCATCAGAAGCACTCATTTTCCCCGCAGTTTGTGGGGTTGAGGGCCTACCATTACCAGCCTTCCAAGAGTCCATGTCCCTCATTGAGAACATAGCTGCGCCTGTTGTCCCCACAGTAATGGGAAATGTCATTCCTGCTGTAGACGATACAGGAAAGCTAATAGGAACACCCATGATAGGGGGGCGTTCTTTAATCGTTCCATCAGGAAGTTTCTGATTAATTGTGGGTTGTATATCAACAAGTTGTTCTACACCGTTATTACGAACACCAATAACGATACAAGGGATTGCTGTGTGAACACTATCCATCTTATAATCAAAAGCTGAATCAATGGTAGATTGGATGGCTGCTACAAGTTCAGTATCAATTGCCATCTTTGTCCACCTTCTCTAAATATGAAGCTTTGATGTGAGTCTCCCAAGACTTAGACCTCCAACCACCCGTATGCCTTAGAGAATCTACTCTAAAGTAACCAGTGATGTATGTGTCCTCAAGCTTGATGATGTCTCCAGCTGTGATATCTGGGTTAAGAAGTATCTTTAATTGAATGCCGGGTTTCTTGGCTTTATCTTTCTTAGATCTTTTGCGATCACCCGCCACTCTGTAAGCATTTTCAATCAATCCTGTGTATCTTGAAATAACGTAAGCTTGATTGAAATTTTCATTGTTTGCTCTGTCATTATTTTTAACATACAGAACATCATCATCAACTTGCCAGTCGAGCCCATATTTACCAGCAAGTTCATCTAACATCTCTTTAGGGGTTCCCATTAAAGGATACCCATAGATTATTTCATTGTTAAGATTTGTACCGTTATAGACACCACGAGAAACTCCCGGAAGAGCTTTACGAAGAGTTTCTGCAACATCTCTAACTTTAGAGCCTGCCGGAACAATCTCTTGAAGTATCTCGTGATTAAGCTCTGTGTAACCACTGCCTATTTGAAGCTGTGTTACAATGTCCGCTCCACTCTTGCGAGTTGAAACATGATTAACTTTACCGGCAAATATTCTTTTAATATTTCCAGCATCAAGATAACCGACAGATAATACAGCAGCAGGATAATCAGTATCAAGGAGTTGTATTTGTTCTTTAGTTAGATTATATATTTCGATAGCAGCAGAATTAGTTTTCTTTTTATTATCTGTAGTCTTGCTGATATCAAATGTAATTTGCAGATCGTTATTAACTTCAAAAGCATCATTGGTTTTTGCATTACCAACGATCAACGAGTAAACACGATTAATCTGATATCCTTCCATGCCTTTACTCTTCGTCAGAATATATGTAGAAAAAAGAATAGTATTCAGCTATCTTGTCTGGGTAAACTTTGTAAGCTTCAGATAGAATATCAGCTTTCTCTTCCATCCAGAAAAACCCGGTTAGGGGGAATAAAGCGTAATCTTTAAGTATTGGGTAAGTTGGAACAAGACCCTCTCCTAGCACTATGGGATTATTCTCAGCATCTAGAAGCGAGAGAAAATATAGCTGAACTCTCTCGTTATATTTAAAATCAAGAACGTATGATTGTCCTTGAAGGTTTACAGAATAGTTATAATCAGAGTCTGTAAAAAGCGGAAGGTTTACGTAATGATCAGCCATTAATTATTCCTAGCCTCTCTTAGTGGATCTAAGTCTTTTGGAGGCTCACCAGAATCAGGAGTGCTATCAACTTTACCTTTAGTAGACTTCTTTTCGGATTTCTTTTTAAGGCTATCCAATACATCTTTAGGGATAGCAGCTTTCTTCAAAAAAGCAAAAGTTACTTGCTCCAGAGTCATATCAAAATAAAGAGCATATCCTGAATTTGGATCTTCTTTAAAAACCAAGTTAGTGACAACGAGGTTATTGATAACTTTTCTTAGAAGAATACCGTCATACTCATAAATCTTTACAAGTTTTATGTCTGGATCAAATTGACTTGTCTTTTCATTAAAGATTACACCAGAATTTAAGTTCTGCAAAGAATCTCTAATAGGTTCTAATAGATCTTCTCGACTAACATCCATTGTAATATCGGATGTGCTATCTGATAAGAATTGCCCAATACTGTCTGGTATAAATTTTTGCAGAATACTTTGATCTGTGCTATTGACACTTACAGGTGACAAAGGTTGAAAGCTATTTATTGCAGAAGCACCTTCAAGGTTCTTAATAAGATAACTATTGCTTGAAATATCCGAGCCTGAAATAACCCCAGAGATTGTCATTGTGTCGTTGTCTTTTATAAAGTGATCTGTAACAAAACCTCCAGAAGATATAGGTTGCTTCGTTACAGATCCTTTACTATTTCTTACGTATACAGTCACAGCATCAAACAGTATAAAACCCCCAGTCTGAAGAGATTCATCTCCCCAAGATATTCCAAGACTCATAGGTTATCCTTATTGTTTTTGAGGGTAGTTAACTTGCACTTGTTCGAATGCTGTTGTTAGTGCTGAACTAAAAGAGTTTGCCATTTCACGAGCTTGTGTTTCTAACTCAACACCTGCAAGAGTTGCATCAACATTCAATACAATATCAAACTGATTGTTTACTGTATTATTTGTTGTTTGCTCAGCTTGAGCCATAGCTGCTTGTCTATTCCAATCTGCTTGCTCTTGTGGATTACTTGGCTGCCAATCAGATCTATTACCTTTATCATCTAGAACAGGTTGAAACCCTGAATCCTTTTGAAAATCTTGTTGAGGTCTGTATGGAGCAAACATACCAAACATTGTCTCAAGAGGTGTCCCAGTTGTGACAGCATATGGATCAGAGAGTGTGGGAGTTCTATAATCAGCGAAGCCCAACACTCTAGCCCTCAGTGTGTCTTCTTCAGCAGCCCGGATAGAATCCATTCTGAATTGTTTTTCAGT